CGGTTTGTTTAATTGGTGCAGGAAAATATCTTCTGTACCAAAGGCTTAAAGCAAACGGCCATGCTGTCGGCCCTGTCTTACTCGTGGTCGCTGGGCACAATCCGCGAGATTGGCGGCGGCATTCGTGACTTCGGCCGGGCGTCCGCGGGCGGCGAGTGGACCGACAAAATGTCCTACGTGGTCGCGCTAGTGATCGGCACCGGTATGATTAACGCTGCCTACCAGAAGCTTAAAACGGGGAAAGCCCCTTGGGAAACCGATACGCCGCTGCAAGACTACATGCACGGTCGCACTGGCGGCACCGATCCCGCGACGCACAAGCCCGAACGCGCGCAGCTTCCCGGCTATATGAAGGAAGTCTATGGCTGGGCGGCGCATCCGTTCCAAGAGATTAAAAACAAAGCAGCGCCGTTTATTCAGCGCTTGTATGAGACACTAACGATCCTCGACGGGCTCGGCGGTGAAGACTGGCGCCGCGATCCTATCCTGTCGCCGCCTAAGAAAGATAAGCCTTGGACTGCCAATATCCCGCAGTGGATGCAGGAGTATTTTAGTTATGTCGCCAGCGCGATGTTACCGATCAGCTTGCAGGGGCTCGAGAAAGGTCAAAAGAAGGGCTCGAACATTAGCGATCCAGAGACAGTGCTGGGCCTGAAGTCGACCGGGCAGCAATTCACGGATCCGGATAAGTACAAGGGCACCATGGATAGCATTCGGCAGCGCCGGTGGAATACGAAGCTGAAGCACGACGCGAAAGACAAAGGCCTGTATGGTGGATCCGATGAATGACGAGCCGCAATGGACATCGAAGCTGCCGCTGCTCACGGCCGGCGCGATCGCACTCGGCATGGGCGCAATGTTGCTCGTACGATCGAGGCCCTACACTGCGGGGGCAATCGGCGGCGTTGTGCTCGCGGCCCTCGGCTTCGGCTTAATTGCTTACTCGACTACCGTTAAAACTTGGTGCGCTCCTGCCACGGCCAAGTTCGGAACAGCCACCTGGGGGCAGCACAGCTTTCACGAGCTCGACGCTTTTGATTGCTTCAGGTTCGGCTATGCGCATTCTAATCATTGATCCGAACGGCAATGGCCTAGACTGGGCCATGCGGTGCCTTGACGACGGGCACTCAGTTAAAATGTTCATTAAGCAAACCGAAAAGACAAAGTGCATCGCGCGCGGCATGGTCGAGATAGTCGAAGACTTTAAAGAGTGGCTGCGTTGGGCTGATTTAATCTTCCTTTGCGACAACACCAAATACCTTCGCGACATCGACAGCTTCCGGAAAGAAGCTGATGTCGCCTGCATCATCGGCCCGTCGCAGGACGCTTCCGAATGGGAGCTGGACCGCGAGAAAGGCATGGCCGTTTTAATGGAAGCCGGTGTGCAAACGCCGCCCTATGAGTGCTTCGACGACTACGACGAAGCGATCGAGTACGTGAAAAAGCATGACAAGCGCTTCGTTTCCAAGCCCTCGGGCGACGCTGATAAGCGCTTGTCTTACTGTGCAAAAACGCCTGAAGACATGGTGTTCATGCTCGAACGTTGGAAGAAAGCAGGGACGCTCAAGGCGCCGTTTATTTTGCAGGAATTTATTGACGGCTGCGAAATGGCGATCGGCGGCTGGTTCGGACCTTCCGGCTGGTCGACCGGCTGGTGCGAAAACTTCGAGTTTAAAAAACTGATGAACAACGACCTAGGCGTAGCGACCGGCGAGCAGGGTACGGTGCTTCGCTACGTGCGGAACTCAAAGCTGGCGCGGCGCGTTCTAGAGCCGGTCACGGATGCTTTAGAGCGCCTTAATTACGTCGGTTATGTTGATATTAATTGCATAATAGACGATAAAGGCATTCCGTGGCCTTTAGAGTTTACCATGCGCCCCGGCTGGCCCACCTTTAATATCCAGCAGGCGCTACACCAAGGGGATAGCGCGCAGTGGCTTCACGATCTGGCGAACGGGATCGATCCGAGAAACTGGATCCTCGATCGCGTAGCGGTCGGGGTGGTGCTGTCCGTGCCCGACTATCCCTACTCGCACTTAACGAGGAAGGAAGTGGTGGGCGTTCCGATTTACGGGATCACAGACAGTCTATGGGACCATTTGCATTTATGCGAGTGCATGTGGGGCGAGGCGCCGGCGAAGAAAAACGGCAAGATGGCAACGGTCGAGCTGCCGGTGACGGCGGGCGACTACGTGCTGGTAATGTCGGGAGTGAGCGAAACGATCAAGGCGGCAGCGGACACCGTGTATCAGCGCTTGAAGACATTGACCGTGCCGAACTCCCCGATGTACCGGACGGACATCGGAAGGCGGCTAAGGAAGGAACTGCCGACGCTGCAGGGGATGGGCTATGCGACGGGCCTGAAGTATTCGACCCGGCAATAGCGCTTGCTAATCTCACCGAGAAGTCGCTTCGCCGCATGGGCGAAATACTCGACATCGAGCTTGCGCCCGACGATCCCAACTTCGGCAAGTTGCTGCAGACCCAAATATCCGTCTGTCAAACCGTTATGTCGACGTCAGTAAAGGCCGACGAAAACGCGCTGCGCAAACGCGCGATCGACACCTTGCCGAAGCTATTAGAGCGCATCAACGCCGAGCAGGCCCGGCTGCCGAAGCACGTTCATCCGGTCATCGAGGGCGCCTTCGAAGTCATCACCGGCTGAAAGTCCGTAATCGGCGCCAGCACGCCCGATACTAGCGGGTGCTTGCCGTTTATCTCGACGCACGGCAACTGCCCGCTTTGTATGTCGGTGCCGGCGCCCAGCGTCATCATGCGCTTCTGGTTCATAATGACGCCCTTCTCTTTTAATTCCTCGATCGTGTAGCGGCCGTTCAATTCCTTCCGCAGCAACCACGAGCGGAACTCTTTCTCGCTGATGAAAATGCGCTGGGTATCGAGCTCGACGCGAACGATCAGGCGGCGCGCAGGGCGCATGACCGGCGGCGTGCGTGGAACGCCCGGCCTGAAGGCAGCCTGCATCACGAGCGTATCGCCTAGGTGCTCGCCCAGGAACTCAGCGAGGGCATTGGCAGCGACGTTGCTGCCTACAGCCATAAGCGGCTCTTCGTTAGCGTCGCCGATCTGCTGCATGGCCCAGTCGATGATGCGCGACGTCTTGAACTCGAGAATGCCGACCTTGTTGACGATGGCGCCTGCGACCGCCACTGAACCGATCGTGCGCACCCAAAAGCGGTGCTCGCTGCGTAGCTTCGTCTTCGCCCAAATGTCTTGCGTGTACTGCGCGACCGCTTTCTTCGTCCACTCGAGGACTTTGGGTTCGATTAAATAGCGGAGGTAGGCGTCGCCGGCATGGCCGCAATTCTGCTCGAGCTGTTTCTTCAGCCGGTCGCCTTGCGAGTATGCGATTTCCTTCGGCAGCGTCGCGCGAAACTCGAGCACGCGATAAGCAGGCGCATCAACGCCCGATGCCGCCTGCAGCAAGTCGGTAATGCTGATGTTGGATCCGGATAGTAAAAGCGTTTGCCACGACGACTGTGTGTGCCGTATCTCGCCATCGCTGGTGCCTCGCATCTTGTCGCGGCCATTGGTGAACATCATCACGAACTCACGGATGACTTCAGGATCCTTGTTGTGCAGCTCGTCATAGATCACCGGCAAATTGCCAAGCACGCCGAGCGTGAGGCCCTTCGATACCTTCGTGTCGATGTTGGTTAAAGCAATGCCCTTGTTTAATCCCCATACTGAAGCCGCCGCGGCGAGCGCTGTCGTCTTGCCGGTGCCGCTGTCGGGGCTTACAAGCGCGATGACGGCGCCACCCTCTTCGGTCGAGTGGAAGCGCATTAAGGGAGCAGCTAACGATGCCATTAAACCAAACGACTGCGCCTCACAGCCTTTGGCGAAGAGCGAGTTAGCTGCTTCAGACCAGGCTATTAGATTGCCGCCGCGCGACGGACCCAGCCATTGCGATCGCGTGCGTATCTCGTTCGACCCGCTTGCTTCCTGAGTGCCTTCCGCGGTGTATAGCGTCTTGCCAAACAGGAAAGCGTTCTCGTCTTCCTTCCAGCCGAATTGATCGTAGCGCATAAGCCTCCTTTGGACCGCGTGATAGTAGTCAGCGGCGTATCGGATATAAGCAGTGAAGCACTTCGCATCGTGGATCGTAGCGCCGCGGCCAAACATTTCGGACACGCCATTCGACGACATCATTGTTTTAGCTGAAATAACAATGTCGGCCCAGCCTTCGTTTGGGATGAATTGCTTGAACAGGTACGACACCTTGTCGCCCTGCACTTCGCCTACCTGCACGCTATCGAGATAGATCGGATACTCGCTCACCAGCACGTCGCTAATTTCGCTATCTGTCAGCATCATTAATTGCTTGTTGTTTCCCCACGCCCACGGCTCCGGAAGCACCGGCCATACGTCGCCGGTCGCAGGTTCTTTAATCTCGACTTCCGGCATGACAGCCGGCTGATTGCGGTGTCCGAGGCTGATAGGGCTGAAGATTTTATCTTTAAAGGGGCAGCCCTCGCAGCCGGCAGGATTGACGCTTTCCAAATGTGCGCAGCCCGCGGCGCCGGTGGTGTTGGCCTTCCACTGCGCAAGCTTGCGCTTAATCTCGTCATGCCATTCCGGATCGGCATGCTCAAGGGCGAATTGCTCGCCGTCGTTCGCGTAGGCAAGCACGCCCAGGATCGCGTACCACGTCGGCTCGTTCATCTTGCCGGGCGCGTCGCGGAGCGCGCGGATCTGCAGACAGCGCGCGGCGATCGGCGTCGCCCAGGACGGCTCATAGACCTGTGTGTGAGCTGCGGCCGCGGTGATCGAGCCAGGGCGAAGCCGCTGGGGCCGCTCGTGGGCACCGGGATCGTTCGCTAGGAGGATTGCGAAGTTGCTGAGCGGATAAGGCCCCGTGAGGGGCCCGCATTCAACCGGTAGAGGCTCGCCTTTGCGATGGTGCGTACCCGGCGGCCGAAGGATCGATGCAATATCAGCGGTGCGCTCTACGCCCGTAAATAGCTGGTGCTGCCGGCAGAGCTCTTTTAATCCGCGTGCGTATTTTTCCCAGGTTTCTCTTTCGAGCTCCTGGTCGAGCGTCCAATAGATATGCAATCCCAAGCCAGAAGCAACAAATAAAGGATCAGGAAGGCCGAGTTGGCGAGCAAAAAGAATAACAGCTCGAGCGCCAGCAGAACTATCAAGATAGGGCTTAGCAGGACCGCAATCAACATCGAGCCACAGACTGCGCGTGCGCAGTACGTTTTCTTTGGTGAGTTTCCCCCGAGAGACGAACGATGAACAGGCATGGTAAACGGTGTATCCAGCGGCGTCGGCCTTTAGAATGACTTGCGCTAATTCCTCGATCGTGTCGCACAGTTGATTGTAGCTTGGCTTCCCCTGGCCGCTCCCCTCCGGAAAGATCCGGGCCGCTTTAATCCCCTGCTCAGGTAGTATCGCCTTCAGGAAGGCCAGCGTGTTCAAGGTCACTGCGGAGCTTCCTAAAATACTTTGGGCGTTTGTTTTTGGTGGCTTCCGCGGCTGGCACCGGGAAGCCTCGCTTGTGCTTTATTGCCCACTCTAAAAGCGCAAGTCTTTTCATCGCCTGGTTGAAGCGCGTCTTGCTCGATCCCGGCGTATCGGTCGGCGTTCGGTTGCGAAAGACCCAGTTCCAGCATGTGCAGTTCGGGCGAGCAAACCAGTTGCTCACGTCGGACACAGTTAAATCCTGTGCCGTCATGCATCGGCCAAGCCTCTCAGTGAAGGTTTTCGACATTCAGCTTACCGCTTCGTTGGCAAACTAAAAGCCCTATCGAGCGCAGATGCAAGCTTGGCGTCCGGCGCCGGCGCTTTAGATGCAATGCCGAAGGCAGGTTTCGCGCCGGGCTCGGGCGATGCTATGCCCCCAGCATCCCGCTTCTGTAGGAACTTCGGAATGTCGGGCATGCCTTCCTGCGGAGCTGGCGCGGCCGCGGCGGCTTCCATTTCCGCCTTCGTGCGCCGCGTACGCTTCGGTGCGGGCGCGACTTCAGGCTCGACAGCCTGTTGCGCTGATGCACGGGTGCCACGGGCAGGCGGAGCGGGTGGTGGCGCGGCGCGCGGCTGCTCCCTGACAGGCTCGCGCGCTTCCGGCTGCGCACTGATCTGACGACGTTCCGCCGGCGCCGGAAGAGCCCCCGTGCGTGGCTGGTCGGTTTTGCCTACCAGGAGCTCAGTGACTTTCTCTTCCCAAGCATGATCGACAGCGGCGTTAATCTCGTCATCAGTCCAGCCGACTGCTTCGAAGTTCAAAGTCTGCTGCACTTCCGGATCGAAGGTGAGGCGGGTGATGACGTCGAACAGCTCGCACGCGACACCTTCGGGCGTCTTCTGCTGCCCGATCAACTGCGCATACGCCTTTAATTCCTTCAGCGAGTTTGGCGGGATGCGAAGCAGGTAAACGATCTTGTCGATGTCACCTTCCGGCGGCACGACGAGCACGGCCAGCTTCTTTGCGTCGTTGCACGCCTTGGTGTTCTTCCCGGTGATTGCCGACGTCGCGGAGCCCCAGGCATTGTTTGGGCACGTAGCGCAAAATTCGGACTGCGGCTCGGAGGCATTGGTCGACGGCGCCAAGCCGTTGTCACTGAAGCACGTCGGCGGCGCGTACTCGCCCGCCTGCGGATCGTACTTCTCGCGATAATAAATCTTCGATACATGCTCGTTCGCATCGACAATCACGACGTCGATCGAAAGGGTTTCAAGCATCTTCTCGTTGCCCGCCGCGTCGATCTTGCGAAAGCGCGAGCCGCGAATGCTGATTTGCGGCGGCGAGCCGCCGGTGATGCCGCTGATAGCGGCTTGGGTAAGGCCCCGACGCGATGCGCGGGTAGTCGGTAGCTGGTTCATCACTTACGCCTTTCTGAAACGAGTGTTGAAAAAGTGAGTAGCCTCGACGCCCGGCGGCAGCGCGCCGTCGTTCGCGGTCATAAATTCTTCGGCTGCTTCCTTGGCTATGTGAGCCGTCAGGAAGCGGTCGCCGCCAGGCGTTTCGAACACGAAGTCCATGAACGCCTTGCGATCGGCGACCTTGATCGAAGTGCCTTTTTGGCGGAAGGCAGTGCCGACGCCTTCAGCTTTAATGTTGGTGATGTCCTGATCGATCATCTTCTGGCCTAGCGTGCCTTCGATGATAACCATGGCTTCACGATAGGGCTTCGTCGAAGCCTCGTGGTCTTCCGTCATTTTCTGCACGGTCACGCGCAGCTCGAGATAACGGGCAATCATTTCACCGTCGGTTTTCAAAGTCTCACTCTCCTGTTTTAAAGACTTTTTTTTAGCGTTGGGTTTGTCCGAATAAGCCGTCGAAGATAGTTCGAACGCCTTTTTCATGTTGGGCGCCACTCCGAGAACAGGCATAGACCCCTGTACTGCTTGTGCGGCATTAAGTTCGCGCGCCTCGAGCATCGCCTTGTAGGCGCCGACGTGATTGCCGTCTTTGCGATAGCCTTCCGGCCGGCCCCGATCCTTGTTCTTACGCAGCAACGCTTCGTTTGTAGTCGGTGCCGCGGGCGAGGGAGAGGATGATGCCTTGAAGGCTTTCGTTTGTTTCGAGCCTGCGGAAGATTTCGCGCTCGATGGGCGTCGACGAGATTTGGACGATGCGGGTGTTGTGGACTTGGCCCGGGCGATGGATGCGCTTGTTGGCTTGGAGGTACGTTTCCGTTTTGTCGGTCGGGGCGTACCAGACGACTGTGGTTGCGGCGAAGAGGTCGAGGCCGTGCGCCATGGTGCCCGGATCCGCGATAAGAACCCTTGGATTTTGTTCATTCTGGAAAGCCCTGAATATCTCCGCCCGTTGCTTGGGCTTAACCTCGCCGTTGACGACGGCGCGCGTGTACTCGACAAGTTGTTCATTTAACATATTCACGATGCTTGTAAAGGGGGCAAAAATAATTGTTTTTTCTTGTGTTTGTTCAATGACTTCCTTTAATTCAGCTATACGAGGCGAGCAGTCCAAATGGTTAATTACCTTGCCTTCCCCATAAATCGCTCCACAGGAAATTTGTATCAGCTTCGATCGTGCCACAGCTTCGTTCGCCGCAGTGATCGAGCGACCGCTTTCCAGCATGATCTGCAGGTTGCGCTTCATGTCCTTGTAGGCCTTCGCCTGGGACATAGTTAGGTCGACATGCCGCGGCTGCGTCGTGCAGGGCGGCAAGTCGGCGCAATCCTCAATATCAAACCGAATAGCAGGATGCAGTAAGCGGCTCGCCTCTACCTGGGCGCCGGCGCGCGGCACCCATTTGAACGTCGATACCTTGAACATCACGCGCGAGCGAAACGACGTATAGGTTTCGCCCATGGAGTTATTGACCAGCTTTGCCAGGCCATAGGCGTCGCAGGGGCCGTTTGGCGTCGGCGTGCCGGTGAGTTCCCAAAAGTAGGGCTTCGGCATGATGACCGATCGCGCAACCTTGTGGCGCTTCGTGGTGCTGTCCTTGTAAGCGCTCGCCTCGTCCACGATCGCAATGTTGATGTCCTGGCGTTCGGCTAGTGCTTTTGAGAAGCCGTTCAACTCTAGCTTCTTAAACTTGCCCGCGGTGGCGCCGACGGACAGGCCATCGTAGTTAATAATATAGAAGTCGGCTGGCTTCTCGAGGCCCTTCAGGCGATCCTTCTCGGTGCCGTGCAGGATGACGAACTTGCGTCGTCCCATGAAGTGTTTGAACAGCGCGTCGCCCCAAACGAGGTCGACCGTGGACAGCGGAGAGACAATTAGGGCGCGGTGGGTATCAGGCGCGTGCGCGAGCATGATGTAATCGGCCGCCCACAGGGTTGAAAGCGTCTTCATCGTGCCCATGTCGGATAGGTTAAAGCAGCGCGGGTTCGATACCATGAAGTTCGACATTAACTTCTGATGCCTGAGAGGCTTCCAAGGGCGCGCGATCGGCCAGTCGTATTCCTGCATAACTTCGATCACAGGCAGATCAAGCCAAGTAAGCAGTTGAATGTTGTACAGGTGGATAGGCACCGCAACGTGGCCAGTGTCGAGCAGGCGCGCGTCAGTGATGCAGGACAAAACCTTGCTTGGATCTTCGAGCGCGTAGATTAAAAGATTGCGCTCGGTATCGTGAAAGAAGTCAGTCAAGATACGCCTTTACCGTTTCCAGGCGATCGGCAATGAACGCGATACCGCCAGCGTTTTTAATATCGAGGATCGTTTGCCGTTGCCGCGGCGTGCATTCCGCTTTGCCTTCTTTTTTGGCTTCAATTCCGACGAAACGACCATTGAGACAAACAAGAAAGTCGAGCGTTGCAGCGCCATAGCCGAATTGCACGGGCATAAAGAAGTAGGCGCCTCGCGATTTGAGGTACTTTTTAATCTCATCTTTAACCTGCTTCTCGGTTTTCATTGCAGTCGGTTCCCAGCGGCGCTATAGCCCGACTTCAAAACAGCTTCGCCGCCCTCTTCGAAAATGAAAATGGTGCCAATCCAATCGGCGGGCACATAAATGTCCGGCCGCATGAAGTAGCCATTGATGCGGATTTGTCCGACGAAGGTACCAAAGTTAAAATCCGCGGGCATATTCAAGTCGTAGAACGTGCCATTTTTCAGGATGATCTTTATTTTCTTCTGCTTATTTTCGTCGCTCATTTGCTTCCCCGTTTGTTGAACTGGCAGCTTAAAACTGGGCAGTATGAGCAGAGCGGATTTTGCTGCGCAGGCCAGTAATTTTTAGATGCTTTGCTTTCGACCTCTTCTATTTTGCGAGTTATCCCAGTATGAAACTCGGCCGTATCGCTGAGCTCATGCACCGCTCCCATTTCATTCGTCTTTAACCATACGTATGATCCTGTTAAGTACTTAATAGTTGGTAGCTTAATTTGCAAGAGCAAAGCATGCAACTTTAATTCGAAAGCGTCCTCGTCCTTCTTTCCAGTCTTCCAGTCGGCAATGAACGCCGTCGTTGTGTTCATTATCGACGCATCTACTTTGCCGCGGATATGCACATTGCCAGCAAAGAAGTCGCAGGGCTCATAAGTCCTGGTAGCGCCAAGCATCATTTCGCTGTGTACCGGCATTCCCGACGCCTCTAGGGCCGCTGGGAAGGGCTCATAGGCCTTCATGGCGTCGGGTAGCGGTAGGTGGCGCTTCAAGCGCTGCTCGAGGGCGTTGTGTACCTCGATGCCCCACTTCAAGGCGCCCTCGATCGGCTCTTTCGGCAAGTCTCTCGCGACGAACTTGTGGTATGCCTTTTTGGGGCAATTATCGAAGTCGCGAAAGAACGTATAGGAGTAAACCGGCATTTAAACCGGCAGCTTATCGAGGCGCTTATTCCGTGCCTTTACCGAACGGCTCACGATGTCGCGCCGGCCGCCGTCTGCCTGGGGATCCGCGGTGCGGCCTTTAAGCCCCTTCTTTGGCTTGTCCGGAGCTGGGCCCTTCCCGCCCTTGATCTTCATTTTGCCCGCCGGCTTTGTGATCTTCGGCTTGTTATGCTTTTTCATTTTTCATACCTTTCGCTAAGGATGCCTTCGACTGCTAGTGGTATGCCCGGCAGCCAGTCGGGCTCGACAATCATAGCAGCCTTTACTTCCTCGAACACTGCTTCATCGTCTTTAGGGATTAGCACCACCGCTTCGTCGTGTGAAATTAGTGCGACGTGAATGCCCAGTTCCCGAATGCGCAACATGCCTTGCGACAAGATCACGCGACTAAGCAGCTCGCATACATTCTGCGTAAGCACGCCGCCCCACATATTTACCCAGCCGCGTTTTGTCTTCAACTTCCAACGTCGCTCGTCGGCATGGTATCGAAGTGTCGAGTAGTCGATGAACAACCCGTTCGGCGCGAATAGCCGGTGATCCTCGATAAACAGCGGGCCCCATTGCATTGAGCCTCCGGAATTAAGCACTGATATAACCTGATCGGCTTTCTTCCAGTAATCGACCACCCCGGGATGCGTTGTGCGATAAAGCGACTTCAGGGTTTCGCCTTCAGCAAGGGACAGAACAACGGGGGGGCCGTAGGTGCCGCGGCGCGCGGTCGCGACGATCGTTGCAGCGCCGGCGCCATAGCCGCAGGACAGTTCGATTTGCTTGCCAACGCCGCGTTCTTTAGGGTCTTTTTTGCTGATTGGACGGCCGTAGAACCTTGTTGCGAGCTCCGAATACACGTCTTCTTTACGGGCAAATTTTTGCAGTACGTCCCATTGGCCTGCCAGGTAGTTAAGAACTCGGCATTCAATTTGCTCAAGGTCAACAATTCCAAGTTTAGCGTCGTCAGGTGCTTTAATTGATCGTCTAAGATCGCTTCCCCTACGTAGATTTTGCCAATTCGATCGATCGCCTCCCGACCACCTGCGAGTATGAGCGCCGCAGTAATTAAGATAAACAGGCATTGGACCGCGCATAGCCATATCGCCAAAGCGCGCAGCTCGCGTTTGTCCGATTGTGCTTTTCTCTCCAAGTCGTGCTGCACAGAGCGCAGCGACACGCGGGTTTTCATCTTCCAATAACTCCCTCATTGCCTCGTCGGTTTTGGCGAAGGCGTAGATGCGATTTCCTTTCGGAGAAGTTTTAATTGGCGGCTCAACTCCTTCTGCCCTAAGCAACTCGCTAAATCGTTCTGCACTGGCAAGGTCTTTTGCGCTAACATTAAGATCGCGCAATCCCCCCATCTTTTTTTCCACTTCATCATACCAAACCTCGCCTAGTAGATCCTGGTCGCCCTCTAACGTCGGCTCAGTGAACATGCGCACCGTCATGTCTATCACGGTCAACTCTTCAACCGGAATTAACGGAAGCATGCGCTGCCATATCGCATGCGTCTGTGCGCAGTCATGTGCGCACCCCGCGCCTAGATCCTGCTTCAACTCGTCGCTAAGCTGGTTCCAGTGATGACCCTTGAAAGCATCGTAGGGCACAGTTTTGCCGGCGAGCTCGTAGTGCTTCAGCAAGGCTGCCAGGCTGCCGCCGACGCTCACGCCGTGCGCATAGCGCCCCATGCTCAGCGTGTCGTACCAGAAAGCTGGCCGACAGTCGTAGTGATGCGAAAGGATCAAGCCATCGAAGTGTGCATGATGCGCAATCACTGCAGTGTCCGCCCAATCAATGCGCTTTAGGGTTTCCGCGATCTTATGTTGCGGAAACCAATGCGAGTGACCGTCGACGTGCAGTCCGAGACATAGCGCTTCGAAGCGCTCGTCACGGATATATTCTTCCGTGGTTAGTTTCTTCAACGTGTATTCGTCGTCGAAGTACGTTTCGAAGTCGAGCGTGATGGTTTTCATACTTTAACTATTGGCATGTTGTTAACTTAAAAGCAATGCGGCCTTCTCTACCATTTATGCGTCAGCGTTTTCAGCGCCGACTTCAAGAGTTTGTTTTCCTCGGTCAACCGCGCAATCAATGCGTCTTTGAACAGCCACGCCTGATGCTTTTGCTCGGCGATTTCATCCTCGGTCAAGTCCCGAACACGCCCGTCAGGCATGATCGTCACAGGCGGCGCGTCATCGCTGTCGAGCATCTTTTCCAACTCGTCGATAGAGACTTTGCGGGGTTCGGCGGACATTGGCCTTCTCTGTTATCCGGCGATTAGTTTTGAAAGCGGCACTCTGCGGCCCGAAATAGAGTTGAAGGCGTTCCATGCCACGCCGTTCGTTTGGAGGGTATATGGACCGACGAAATGCGACGACCAGCCCCACTTGTCTGCCTTGGCGGTGTCATGGATTTTTGCGAGAAAGTCCAATTCGTTTGGCATAGCGTTCTCCTGCATCGCCGTGGCGAGGCTTTGACGGGCTTCTTCAAGCGAGTGGAACTGAGCAATCGGTGAGCGTGGCATGGCGTGGCGTGATCCTTCAGAACCTTGGCCCAACGGGGAAGATGGTCGCCAGCACGATAAAACCAACGATCCCCACCGGGATGCCGACGACCAGTCCGAGGCCAATCCATAAGGCGATTGTCATGTAAATAGCATACGCACACCGTTGACAGGCTGTCAATAGCCCTATACGCTTATCTGACAATCTGCTAGTGTTCGCCAGGATTTGAAATGGCCGTTTTGGCTCCAAAAGGACTGCTTGTCGGCTATGCCCGTGTCTCGACCGAAGAACAGAAACTCGATCTTCAAACGGACGCGCTCACAAAAGCGGGCGTCCTCCCCGACAACCTCCATGTTGAAAAAGTATCAGGTGCTTCTATGCGGCGACCGGCACTTGATCTTGCAATCAAAGACCTCAGGGAGGGTGACACTTTTGTTGTCTGGCGGCTCGACAGGCTCGCTCGATCCATGCGGCAACTCTACATGCGGTTGGATCAAATTTACGCTGCCGGAGCAAACTTCAGAAGCCTTACTGAGAATTTTGACTTCGGAACCATCTCTGGCAAGCTCGTCCTCGGCGTCCTCGGCCTCGTTGCCGAGTTCGAGCGCCAGCTTACCATCCAGCGCACCACGGCAGGGATCGCCGCGCTCAAGGCGCGCAAGAAGCATTGGAAGTGGGGGCCGGACGTGATTATGACCAAGGCCAAGATCGAACGGGCTGGCAAGCTTCTAAATGGCGGCATGAGCGGCCCCAAGGTGGCGGCGAAGTTGAACGTATCGACCGCGAGCATATATGCGTTCTGGAAGCACGCCGGTCACAAGAAATTCATACGCAAACCCAAACGATACTGAGGAGGCGCCGGCTTTAACCGTGCCTTGTCTTGCGCGTCTGTTTAAAGCGCCCATCAATCTTGCCGTTCTCACCTACGAAAAAATAGTTGTGCCGCAGCCAGCTTCGGTCAGTCTTGAACCGCGGCGGCTTAAAGTATTCTCGCCCGAATGCGCCCTTCATATTTTGCGACGTATATCTATAAGGATGCTTCGCCAGCGCCCTCTTCTGCTCGCTCGGTAGCAGCATATCGCCGCGGACAAGTTTAACCATTGTTGTTTTCAGGTAAAAGCGCGGCAAGCCCAATCCAAATACTAAAAGTCTTATCGTTATTTTCTACAACTATAAAACGCACCGTTGCGTGATGCACTTTTGGCAATTTAACAGTTGGAAGCGGCATAGCTGTGTAGTATTGAGCGACGCGCTTTACTCCACAGACAAAGTATTCCCATTCCAGTTCTAACTTTAATCCTTTGTCTTTTGTCCACTGTTCGAATGGCGTCATAGCAGCCATCCCACAACGAACAGCAATGCGAAGCCGATCGCTGCGTAGATCGACATGGTGGCCGAAAGCCACACGCCGCACGCGACGCAGAACAGCGCGAAGCCGATGAATAGCCAGGCGGTCACTCGTAATAGTCCGGATCGTTGCGCGGTAGCCAGCCGATCAATTCGGCAAACACCGCGAAGCTAAAAGCCAGAACGCCAACGCCGACAATGCCGGCGAGCGCGCCAAATATAAGATACCAATTCATGCTGCATTCCTTTTCTTCGTGCCGGTTATCCGGCGCATGTGCTCTTCCAACTGCTTAGGCGTCCCGGTCACTTCCACACTGTAGATCGTGGCGCGTCCGTCCTCGTGCTCTTTCACTACGTACAGCCCGACGCCCGGCACGATCCACTGGCTGATTGAGATATTGCCGCCGATGCGCTTGCATCCGGTGTCGATCATTAGCTGGCCGATTGTCATTTGCGTATCCTCTGAAAGAGTGGCCCCTCACCTTGCGGAAGTGAGGGGCCTATTGACCTCGTTGGGATTGACGTTCGTTGGGACTATGCGGCCTCCCTGGTTACGCTAACGACCATTCGTTAACTTAACAACATTGCTCGCCCCGGTCACATAAGTCAATACCGGCAAAGTACGCACGCCACTCGTTTTCGTCTGGCGTAATGCTTGCCTCTGCAGCTTCGATTAGGTGCTGAATGAAAACAGCAAACAAACGTCTGTTAGCAATATCCGCGTATTGCTTTGCGGACTTTAGTGATTTGATTGCTGATTGCAGTGCTACCTTATCCATGACTTGCCTCCCTGAGCGCGATGTCCGCGCGGTCGATGCAGTGGATCACTTCGAAGGGAACATTTACGCCGGCTTCGGTTAACGCCGTCTTAATTTTACGAAGACAAGGCAAAATTTCTTCTAGGGTTTCTGCTAGGTCGTCGCGATCCTCTTCGGCCTCCCAGGCAGCTTTTTCAGCGCCGTCTTTTTCGTCGCGCAATTCATTTTCTAAAACGGCATTTTGCGAACGCTCTTTTTCTAATTCCTCTTCGGCTTCGCGATACATAGCTATAATTTCATCGCGCGTTAGCGTCGCGAGCTCTAGTGCTTTAATTGCCATGATAAGGCCCCCATTTAACTTTGCGTTTGCGCAGTTGCGGATAAAGAGCCCGCGCCGCTCCAATGAGAAGCAGCGCGAGCATTAAAATAATGAGAGAGAAGGAGGGCATTATTTTTTATTTTTGCCGGTCAAGCCGCGAATTTTTGCGACGCGCGCGATATG